GGAATTAATCAACATGGCACACTTTCAAAACATCGTAAATATTGCGCGGAAAAATCCTCATTGTAACTTCGCATTGTGGACTAAAAGAGCGTCAATTGTTCGCCAGTTTAAAGAGGAATTACCCGATAACCTGATTCTGGTGTTTTCTAATCCTAGGATCGATAAGGTTATTTATATCCCTAGGGGCTTTCATAAGGTTTTCAACAACGTTTCCCCAGACAGCAACGTTAAACAAAACTGCACCGGGAAAAAATGCATGGATTGTTTACTATGCTATCGCAAGGATTCCGTCACCGACGTCATAGTCGAGGCTGTAAAGTAACTAATTAAGAAAAGTCTAATATTATTAAACGCCCCGGTTCGCCGGGGTTTTTTATGCGTGGACGATCACGCTATAACTCTCTCTCTGAGACTCTCAGTTACGCTGTACGGCCCGATTATGAGATACTAGTACCCTCCCATAGGGTTTGGTCTATCTCGCGCCTAACGGCTTTAGAATCGCGCTGATAGGCAGTCTTTGGTTTGTGCCTATATCCCTTATAATTATTATGGGAATGTTTAGCGACTAGATTCCGCCGTTTGAGTCTGGTTTGTCGGTCTGAACTCATAACCAATTCTAAACCCATTACTGTACCAATTCTGTACCATTAAATTTTAAGCATAGTTGTCATATAGACCGAGATGCCCCGGTATCATTCCGCCTCAACTCTTGTGGTATCATCGGCGGGGTTAATCCCTAGCGTTTATCAAGTACCATTTTTTTTACACCGGGTGAAAGGTGCGCCCCATTTTAGTGGCATCGTTTGCTTGTTTACCGGGCCGTCCTAAGCCCCGCTAGTAGATAACTGCTATTCGATGGATGGTGGCACAGTCGAGCCACATAATTTAAAGAGTCCACCACTCGACAGACAGTATACCAGAATGACAACTGGCAGTCAATAAAAAATTCTTTTACTCTAACTATATTATCTATTAGGAATTATCCCTTTTATATCAATGACTTAAATTAATTAGATAAAAATGTGCAGATTGTTGTTGACAGACTGGAATCTATCCTGTATCATTCGGTTACACACTCAAAACAGGAAAGGAAAATGATCTACAAAGCACTACTCAGCGTCACTCACGATGACACATTCACCACCTTTAATTGCGTGAACGTATTCAAGGGAGATGGTGAAAATGTTGACAACACTTTCAGCATCATGCACTCTGACCCAGCCAATCGGGTTCCACCCCCTGAAGGGATAATGAAAAGTGTCCGCGAATGGGCAGAAGGGAAACTCGTGCAGGACGCCTTTCCTTATCTTTGGCCAAAAGAAAGGGAATTGCTTTTAACAGGTTTCACCCCAGAGGACTGGGAAAACATGGACGATTTGGGAGAATAAAATGAAACAGTCAGACGCTATTAGAATTCACAATGAGGCGGTAGCCCTTGCACAAAAGGCTACTCAGGAACACCATGAGGAACATGGGGATATGTTAGCGGAATGGAGTGTGGAGAGGGTTGACAACAACTACAGAATATGTTATAATGGAGCCTGTAAAGCAACAAGTCAAGACATGGGTTACGCCTATGACTTGGTGAGGGTCTTAAACTGCGATGGCTTTATTGACGATGCAAATGATCTAAGGGAGATGGAAAATGCTGACTAAAGAAAACTATGACGATGTTAAATGGGATTTAATGAACTATTCCACCAAGTCAATGCACAGATATATCAAGGAATCTACCATCGAAAAGGTTTGGGAATTGCTTGATAAAGAGATTGACTTTGAAGAGATTGCAGACTATACTTACGATAACTACGGAGAATAAAATGACTATTTCAGAATCAGAGGCGCGACTGTGGCGCAAGTTAAGCGAGTCTAGGGTAAACAACGCTTCATTGTCCACCGCTATAGCGCATGACATTTTCGATCTTGTCCTGCATGAGTTAGTATCAAAGTATCACGGCACAAAGGTTAACCATATCGTAGCCGATGAAACTTGGGATGCCATTGACAAAGGGCAGATATGCGAAGCAATCGAAGAGCATTTAGACAACATTTTGAAACACATAGAAGAGGGAGAATAAAATGTTTGATCCAGTCGAAAGAGATTTTAACGCCTTCTCAAAATCACAGTCTTACGCGGAGGATTTTGAAGAGGCGGTCAATGAGAGGGTACAGCAGGAAGTTGAGAAGTTCTTCGATGACCTAATCATTGATGACGTTCAGACCTATCTGGGGAATGATAACAGCATCGTGCTTGAGTTAAACGGCAACGGCTTTGTGCTGACCCCAGATGCTCTGGCTAAACTGTCAGACCTCAGTACATGGACGGTGCAGGAATACGATGATGCCATGTCGGAAGAGAATGACAAGCAAAGACAATGGGACTAGCGAGTTTAGACAGGTGATGCTGGCATCTGAGAGTCTGGTGGGGGCGCTAGTCTAACCTCCTTTCCCCCCACTAGACAACCAGTTTAATTATGATTGAGAAAAGAGCGTTAAGAATACTCAGAAACATTCCCAAAAGAATGGTGGCCACTGTACGCCATCAAGGGGATGTTGAGTCTGAGACAATGATGAAGAGCGCGGTTAAATGTCTTGACATTCTATCCCGCTCACGTAGAACAACAAACAAGATGATGGTAGAGGCGTGGAAGTTATACTTGCAAGCGCAGAATTTATCTGGCACAATACCGCAAAAGTTCCTAGACAATGACCACAATCACCCCATGAGAGTGGAGACTTCAACCAAAGTCAGGATCAAGGGAATGGATTGGAGTAAATTTTATAACACTAACCACAAACCATTCGATCAATACTACAGACACGGTGGAAACTGGAGATACGGCAGATGGAAATCACGGAAAAAGAATTAAAGCGGTACGATAGTGTTGGATCAGTTGAACGTAGGGTCAGACCATCCAATGATTTTACCAGTGAAGTCTTTGACTTCTTCTTCAATGAAGAACAATTGCAGGGGGTTAAACTCCCATTCAGACAGTTTGATGACAAGTTCAGACTGCGAGGGGAAGAACTAACCATCCTTGCAGGGATTAATGGCGCGGGGAAATCCCTGTTTGCTTCTCAGTGCCTGCTGTCTGCTATGGAGCAGGGGCATAAGTGCCTGTCAGTATCACTTGAAATGAGTCCTAAAGCGCAGTTGGCGAGAATGTGGCGTCAGGCATCACTCCAGAACAAACCAGACATGGAAGCAGGGTTGCAGTTTACCAAATGGAGCAATGACAAACTGTGGTTCTATGACCAACACGGCACAGTCAATCCGCGTGTCCTGCTGTCCGTCATGAGGTATGCCTACGACAAACTAGGCATTGATGTATTCCTAGTGGACTCTCTGATGACCATGAATCTCAATAGCGATGATTGGAATGGGCAGAAGAACGTGGTGCAGGGGCTTGCCAATACAGCCAGACAGTTAGGGGTACACGTTATACTGGTGGCCCACGCTAGGAAAGGGCAGTCAGTCAAGGATAGGCTAGACAAATGGAGTGTCGCGGGGTCTGCTGACATAACAAACAGGGCAGACAACGTAATCATTCTGGGCAGGGTGTTTGATGACCCAGAGATTGACGCATACCTAAGTCTTTGTAAAGCAAGGCATTTTGATGGGGCTGAGATGGATTTGGATTTAAAACTTGACTTGGCCTCAATGAACTATTACCATGATGGGCAACTACCCAAAGCCATATTGAAAACCCCGCCGAAAGGTGGTATAATGGGGGAGTTAGATAGAGTGGCACTAACTGAGGGAATAAATGAAAACATCATCCGCAAAGTCGAAGGGCAGAAGGCTTCAGCAATGGGTCAGATGTCTGTTAATTAAAACGTTTGATCTGGAGCCAGATGATGTGTACTCACGCAGTTCGGGAGCCACGGGTGAGGATGTTATGCTCTCACCCGAGGCTAGAGCAATCTTCCCATACAGTATAGAATGCAAGAACGTGGAGAAATTAAATTTGTGGGAGGCTTGGAAACAAGCAGAAGCAAACGCAGGGGGCTACGAACCCTTGCTAATCGTAAAACGCAATAGGCAAAAACCTTTGGCAGTCGTAGATGCTGAACATTTTATAGGAGTTTTAAATGAAGATGACAGTGCATCCCTTTGATAGGGAATTTATGGATCAGTTCTTTTCACCAATCAAATACCGAACCTTTAGCGGGGAACGTATTGAGGGAGAGGGAACTAAGGAAAACCCTTATGTAATTCACCGTCAAAAAATAGTTGACAAGGTGTATCATGGGTGGTATGATGACGATGGTGGGTATCACGAAGTTTTGGTAAAAGAAGATACCCAAGATAAAAAACAAGAGGAATAATATGAAATATGTAGAGATAGCGTTGAAACGCCCCTTTGCTAATCACAAGTGGCGCAAAGGTTACAAGGGTGGTAAAGACTTGGTGTACATTGATGCGCGAGATGTAATGAACCGACTGGATGAGGTGTTTGGTGTTGGCGGTTGGCAAGCGCATTACGAAAGTGTAGGTGGCCGTATGATCTGCAAGTTGTCATGCAGAATAGATGGTCAGTGGGTTACTAAGTCTGATGGCGCGGGTGATACTGACATTGAAGGCGACAAAGGGGGCATTAGCGATGCCTTGAAGAGAGCCGGAGTCCTATGGGGAATTGGACGCTATCTCTACTACCCTTCTGCCTTTGACTCAAACAAGCAACCCGCTGAGTGGGCTACGCCAGAGGGCTATGATAAACTCATGGAGCAACGGCACAAGAAAGACATTGAAAAGTGGAGAAAGGATTACGAGGACTCTTTATGAAATTTAGAACTGAACTAGGCGAAACTATTTTTAAGCAGAAGTACGCAAGCAACCCTTATGAAACTTGGGAGGACAAAGCACACACCGTAGTCAACAATGTCTGCGGTACATACGATGGCAAGAAAAATAACTTAATGTCCAAGTCTGACCAAGATCAATTGGTTCAGTACATATCTGACTTTAAGTTTATGCCCGGTGGCCGATACCTGTGGTACGCAGGGAGAGAGGCGCGGTTCTATAACAACTGTTACTTGTTGAGGTTGGAAGAGGATACCAGAGAAGAGTGGGCTAGTGTGACGCAGAGAGCAATGTCCTGCTTAATGACAGGTGGAGGCATTGGGGTGGATGTTTCCATAGCAAGGCCGTCAGGCAGACAACTCAGGCGCACAGGTGGGGTTGCCTCCGGCCCCATCCCCCTTCTGTTCACCTTGAACGAGGTCGGCAGGAATGTCATGCAGGGTGGCAGTCGGAGGTCTGCCCTGTATGGCTGTATGAACTGGCAACATGAGGATGCCTCTAATCTACTTGAGGCTAAGAACTGGCATGATATGAAAGCCGGGGATACTACCCTGTCTGCTCTTAAACAGGCAGACTTTAACTTCCCCGCCCCATTGGATATGATGAACGTCAGTCTGAACTATGATGATGCTTGGCTAAATACTGAATCGCGGGCATCTGACCCGATCTTTGTTAAGAATGTGCGTCAGGCTATGATGACAGGCGAACCGGGATTTAGTTTTAATTTTGGAGAGAAAGAAAATGAAACGCTTAGAAATGCTTGCACTGAAATTACGAGTGAAGATGACAGTGATGTCTGTAATCTTGGCTCTGTTAATCTTGCAAACATTGATTCTATCGAAGAATTTCGTGAAGTGGTTGGGCTTGCGAGTAAGTTCTTGGTATGTGGACTTATCAGAGCGCAACTACCTTACGAGAAAGTGGAAGAGGTAAGACAGAAGAACAGTCGTATAGGGCTTGGACTTATGGGTATGCACGAATGGTTACTCAAGCGTGGTCATAAGTACGAGATGGTAGATGAACTTAAACAATGGATGAAAGTATATGAACGAGAAAGCAAACGATCCGCTGACGCACATTGCGACAGACTTTTTCTCAACCGTCCTAAAGGCTACAGAGCAATCGCTCCAACAGGGACAATTAGTATTCTCGCGGGAACAACCAGTGGCGTGGAGCCAATCTACGCCGTGGCATACCGCAGACGCTACCTTGCGGATGGAACCAGATGGAAACATCAGTTTGTCGTTGACGGTACGGCCCAAGAACTGATCGACTCAGGGATAAAACCAGAGAAGATTGAGTCTGCTGTAGACCTAGCCTTTGATCCTGAACGCAGGGTGAAGTTTCAGTATGAACTACAGAAGCACGTTGACCATGCTATTAGTTCTACGTTGAACCTTCCCGCTTGGGGAACGGAATCAAACAACGAGGATACTGTGATTGATTTTCAGAAGATTATCGCTAACTACGCCCCCGGTTTGAGGGGTCTGACAGTGTATCCTGATGGTGCTAGGGGTGGTCAGCCTATAACGTCAGTGCCTTATGAAGAGGCTCACAGTAAGCGTGGCGTGGTCTATGAGGACAACAGTGAAGAGCAATGTCTGAGTGGGGTGTGCGGGATATGAAACCTTCACACTACAAGATGAAAATACAGCCTATTGAATATATAATGGCCAATAGGCTTGACTTCTGCTCTGGTAATATAGTAAAATACGCTAGTAGATGGGACAAGAAGGGAGAACCATATTCCGACTTGTGTAAGATCATAGAGTACGCTAACATATTAATAGAGGAAATTAATGCCAAGGATCATAAGTAAGGCATACCTTGAGTGGGTAGCCACCCTTCCCTGTAGCGAGTGTAAGGCTACGGATGGGACTGTGGTGGCGCACCACCTTAAAGGTAGGTACGCACCCCTGTCTGGTGGCATGGGGTACAAGGCGGATGACTGGTTGACAATGCCCCTTTGCTTTAAGTGTCATACAAAGATGCACTCAGGCGATGCGGAATTAATGAACTGGCAACCATATTTTATTTTGAAAACACTTGACAAAGCATTTGATGATGGTATAATAGAATTATGAATATTCAGGGTGAAGTTGAGGAATACCTCACACAGATAGAACAGACTGCTCCGAAGTACGCAAAGGCCAAGGCTGAAACGTACCAGTTGACGGAGTATAAAAAGACTCAACGCTCCTTGTTGTACAGTAAGGCCATAGGCAAAACTGTAGCAGACAAGGAGAACTGGGTATCTATGCAACCGGAAGTTACCAAAACAATAGAGGGTATCGCGGTAGCCATAGAAAACGAAGAGCGTCTACGTTGGGAACTCAAGGTGGCAGAACTTCATATTGAAGTCTGGCGCACTGAGCAAGCAAATAGGCGATTGGAACACAAAATCTTATAGGAGATATATATGAGCGACTATGTACCAAAGGACGGCGATCTTTCGCTGTTTGAAAATGACAAGGAAGGGAATGAAAATCGCCCTGACTTAACAGGCTACGCATGGATCAATGGTGAGAAGATGCGTGTATCAGTATGGGAGAAGAACTCAGGTAAACTGAAATACTCTGGCCGTATTGAAGAGCCGTATAATGGTGCGGGTTCAAGTGCGTCTAACAGCGTATCCTCTGAAGTTCCGTTTTGAAGATTAACTACCATGATGGGGATACTGTCGAGATGTTATTCGACAGTAAACTCCACTCATACAAGGTGGGGGATGAGATAATCCCAAGCGCCACTAAGGTTCTGGACATTATCTCTAAACCCGCTCTTGTACCTTGGGCTTTAAAGGTGGGGGCTAACTGGTTGGAGAAGAACTTCTTCTTTGACGAGGATTCTTCATCCAAGAAAACCAAGGTCTACAAGTCGCGTATGGCCCTTGAACCCCTTATCAAAGGGATGAAGTCTGCCTATCGAAGTAAGTCTCACGATGCGCTGAACATTGGAACCATCACCCATGAATGGGTAGAGGCCGCGATTAACTGGAAACTTGAGGGTGGTGAGATACCCAAAATGCCCAAGCAAGACGAGGCTGTCAATGCTATTGAGGCATTTAAAGATTGGGTGAGCCAGAATGTAGTTGAGTGGAAATCCTCAGAGGAAAAACTATTTAACAGGAAATATAGATATGCGGGAACAGTTGATGCTAGGGCTGTTATTAATGGAGAATATTGTGTTATTGATTGGAAAACGAGTAAAGCGGTTTATCCTGAGTATCATCTACAGGTTGCGGCGTATGCGAAAGCGGTGGAAGACATTCATGGAATTCCAGTGGATGCTACCTACATACTTAGATGTGACAAAGCAACAGGGAGATTTGAAGCAGTCAGATCAACAGCCATCGAAGAAAACTTTCAAGCCTTTCTAGCGGCGCTTACATTGCACAAGAGGATGAAAGAACTTAGATGAGTATACCGACAATGATCGTGTTCCATTTCGATTCGGCGCTGGAACTGATGACGGATGGGATGGAACATGAATTGTTTAACAAGGATGAGATGGAGCAGTTACTTGAAGGGTGCGCTAAACAATGCGAGTATCAGGCGCATGAGTTTATGTGGCGATCATTCAAGCGGATGTTAAGGCAGGATACAGGCGGGAATGTTGTGGGGTTTTCCTCAGAACTGAGAGGCCCAGATGTGCATTGAATGGGGTAAGGGATCAGCGTTTAACTTGGGCAGGATAAATGATATGAGGGTGGAGAGAAGCAGGAATGATAATGGTTGGAGTTTCCTTGCGAGTGATGACAAACTAACCTACCTTCATGTAGACAACAGATACTTTAAAACTAAAGAGGACTTAGATGAATGTATTATGGAGTGGATAAATGAACGTAAAAAGATGTAGTGGTTATAAGGGGCATTGGGAATGTGGTGAAGATTACCCAGACCACATGGTTCCTGTCAGCGAGTTTGGCAAGCACTCTAATCAAAGCGATGGGCTTCAAGACAAGTGTCTGAGATGTAAACAACTTGAAAAGAAAACATCGAATCCAAAAAGAAAGATATGGTACGGATTAGCCGGTAGTCAAAAAGAATACTACAACCTGTCAAAAGAAGAGAGAGCCAAGATTAGGGCGAAGGCTGAAAATGTTGAGTGGAAGATCAACGACAAGGTAATAGACATTACCCCACGGTTTAAGTCTGAGTATGGGCCATCAAAGCCAATGACCAAACGAAAAACGGTACACGTTGAGGGTGAGAAAATTCCTCAAGGTTGGGTCTACGTTATGAGGAATACCGAAATACCTTGGTTGTTTAAGGTTGGTAAGACTTATCCTGATGGCATACAGCAGAGGTTGAGAGAGGCTAGAACATGGGGTTGCTTTGATCTTGAAGAAAAGTATTGGTTTGAGGATGCTATTACGGCGGAAAAAAAAATACACGCATTACTCAGTGAATTCAATATGCGTAACCTTGGTCATAAAAATTGCGGTACGGAACTATTTAAATGTTGGAACATAGGAACCATTATAGATGCAATCAATAAAGTTCAATCAGAAAATGATAGACCAAGCATTGCAATGGGCAAATGATCTGGGCAGAATTAAGAATTCCATTACAAAAGGTGCGGGTAATCTTGCTGGAAGATTAGGTGAGATTGCCCTAGCCAATCACCTGTCAGTAGGCGTACAAGACCACAGAGAATACGATATTATCCACAAAGGTAAGCGTATAGAGGTTAAAACTAAGCGCCGCACAGTCGCTCCCAAATCGTTATACGAGGTATCCGTAGCAAAGACTAGCAAGCATCAACATCCTGATGTGTATGCTTTCATAAGTATGGAGTTTGACAGGAAGCACAAAGGCTCTTACTACGGCTTGAAAAACATTTGGTTATGCGGGTACATGGATGCAGACAAGTATTGGCGCAAGGCTAAACCAATGTATAAAGGAGATAAGGATAACTCAAATGGATTTATAACTTTGGTTGATATGTACAACATGAGAATAGACCAACTTGACCAAAACATTTAAAGAACAAGAAGAGGAATGGGCTTACCAAAGGAGGCTACATTTTGCTAGATACTGTTGGATAAACCAACATAAGAAACTAAATGTGCGGGGTGAGGTGCTTACTTGGGCGCAGATATTTGAAAGGAAGGAGGGGATTTCTCTGTATAAGTATGCGCGGGATCGCATGGATGAACGCGAACAACAGCGCCAGAAGGAAAAGCATGAAGCCCATAATACACAGGAGGATGATTTTCTCCCATGAAATCATCAGGGTCTTTAGTGTTTGCGATGACGATTGTATCATCGTCCTGACTAACTAACCACCCCACAGTAAAAAGGGTGGGGCAAGAAATCTCCTGCTCCCACCCTGATGTTGCTATAATGTCACGCCATTCGACAATGACTAAAGGTTTGTTAGACATAAGTTAAAACAAACAGTTTTGCTACAAATATTATATAGGCTATGACCACGGTTATAGATCGTATACAATCCTTGGTAAAGTCACTCACCTTACCTTTTTTTCTTGCGCTTTATAGTGGGGCTAAAGTTTCTGGCAAAATTACTCGCATCCCACAATGTAGGGAACCTAAGGTAATCCTCTTTAATCATTGCTTCACGATACGCTTGCGGAGGAAGCAACCTTTCTAGGTATGGGATTGTTTCTTTGTATTCATTTTTTTGAGGCTCCCTGTACCTAATAGTTGGATACATAATTCCCACCCTTGGCTCTCTTGTGCGGCTTGCATCCCCAAGAGGCGCGGTTGCACTGTAGATTGTTTGAGGGTTTCCCCTCTCATCCTCCAAGTACATCTCGTTTACCAAGGGGGAATCGGTTTGCCCTTTAGCCCTCTTCAACCAGAAAGGCTCTTCCTCCCCCATTAAGTATTCAAGCAGTCCCATTATCTAATAAACTGATTGGGGTGTTTGTCGCGCCCTTTCATTTTCACAGGGCCGGGTAAAAACCATCCAAGCACCATTGGAATTACCACTACAAGAATAAGCAACCAACCACCCATTTCCACAAGGGAACCAAGCAATGTCCAGAAGTTATCAGGAGCGCAATTAGCCATAGTAGTCTGGGACGTATCCGTCACCTCTGTCACCGCATCTGCCACAAAGGCACTTGTCGTGGCTCCCACTATCGGCGCAATCGCACCCCCACTGAACACAGTCCCCGCAACGGCACCCGTCCCTGCCGCTGTCGCTACTATCCCTGCTTTCTTTATCGTCCCGCATCCAATTAATCCTAGCGTTAGCCCCAGATAGCCGCAACTACGACCAATACGGCTACGCCAGCCAATACCCAAACTTTTACTTTGCTGTCTAAAGAATTCCATTTTTCTTTCATTTTATCTCCTACGTTAGATAAATTATTCTGATTGATTAATGCAATATTAAGCGGTGAATAGCACCTATAATCACCGCGCCCATCTTTTTCAAGCCCTACCATTTAACTTTGTTAGCCCAATAAGCCGCAGACATTTTGCCTTTGGCTATATTCTTAGCGTGTCTAGCCTTGAACGATTTTTGTCTAGCAGTAGGCTTCTTGTCTCCAGTAACTCCCTGCTGTCCAAACCTTATAGTTTTAATCTTGTCACCTTCTTTAGCAACAACAACATGAGATTTAGTAGGATGACTAGGAGTTCTCTTTGGTTTATTGAATCCAGATACGCCTGCTCTTGCAAGTCTTGGGTCTTTCTTTGTTGACATTATTTCTTATCTCTTGCGTTGAATAAATTAAAGAGAGTCTTGACCTTTTCTTTTAGTGTATCAATCTCTGCGTGCATTTTTGCTAACACTACTACTAAAGTAATGAACCCCAGAAATATTGGCCACATTGCCATAACATCAGCAAGATCAAGCGTGTCCACTACTTTATCTCTGGGCCAAATGCTCTTTGAATCAGTTTCTCCAAGTGTTCCATACGATAGGCAAGCACATCAAGATGCTCAATGATCTCTTCCATCTCATCTCTATCCTGCTTTAGCATTGCAACATCACTTGAGATTCCAGACGCCCACCATATTGCGGCACTGGTTTGCCCAACAAGGAATATAATTGCACCTAGCATATATCCCGGTATGTTAATCCCATTCGTCATAGTTTATCCTCTGGAAATTCTGGGTTAGGGTTGACAGAGAACGCCATGCCGCTAGGACTTTCACCAGACCATATAACGCAGGCTTCTTCTTTCTCTTTGCTTTTCTTAGACACAACCAAAGTTGATGTAGTCTTTTCTTTGTTGACAAAATAGACCATAGTATGAGCATTGGCATGACCTTCTTTAAGGTATCCCATCATAACAGGATGCTCTTTGAAGTCTGCCGCAAGCACATTCATTAGAAACTCAAAAGAATCAGCGCAGAATAACTGCATCATTACAGGGACAGGTGTGACACCTATCGGCGGGTTCTTAGTCTGCGCCATGACTGGTGATGCAACCAAGGCCAGTGCTAGTAGTAGTTTCTTCATGGTATAACGCCCATCTGATTCAGTAATGCTTCTTGGCTCTTTGTGGTTTTTTGTTCTATCATGTACTGCTTCAAAAGTTCTGGATCATCCTGAGCCATAGCGCCTTTAAGTCTATCAAGGGCCATAGATTTAAACCTCTTTAATACTTCCTCAAGCGCAACCTTCTTCCTTGCGTCATCCATATTCTGATACATATCAGACATGATGAAACTTTCAATCTGTGGGGCGTACTCACCCATGATTGCAGTCTGTCTCCTGTCCATTTCTTTGTTACCAGTGCGCGGATTCCAGATAGAATAATTGATAGCCAACCTGTCTACCTCCCTCTGTACTGGAGTCTTTGTCTGTAGGTTAGCACCAGTAATCTGAGAGGCTATGCCCCCGGGTATTGGGCCAATAGGCTGTTGCTCTATAACTCCGGGTCTTAGCGGGGAGCGTTTTGGCGGGAGCAGGGTTTCTGCGTAAGGAATATTTCTTAGTGTGGGGTTAAAAAGCCGCTCTGCGGTGGTATCTCCGCGAGTATCACGCACTACAGTATCGCCGCTGATTGCTTGAGCAACGTCTTTAGCCTGTGCTAATGGAGTTGTAAATGCTCCAAACCAATCACCCATAAACTTAGTGAACTGCTTATTGGAGAATAAATCGCCAAAACTTTTTATATCTCCTGATCTGAGAATGTCACCAAGTATAAGACCAGTTCCACCAACCCTGTTTATTCCTGCGGCAACATCAAGAAAATCTCCCGCAGTAAGGGTAGATGGCCTGTCTGGATTTTTTGCATCATCAATAACTTGCGCCATAAACAAGTATAAAGACATTGGAGCATAAGGTCTAGCGTCTATGTTAGTGGTAGTGCCATCCTCATTCTCTACAACAAGTTCATACCACTTCTCACCACCCGCTTTGTCACGCAAGTCCATTGCCCATGCAAGCATGGTACTTCCTATTAAACCCCTTGATGCGGCCTTGGCAAACTCCTTGGAGTTTCCTTTCGCTAAATCATTAACCACATTAGGGGATAAGGCTTTCATCAATCCGTAAGGAGAATGTTCTATCAGGAATGGGATAGAGTTTCCAAATACAAATCGCGGAAATGGATTAGAGATAGTATACAAGATGGGGAAATCATCATACATCTTTACCGCTTTCCTAGCCATCTTGCCACCAGAAGATGCAAACGTCATATCCAATGCGTGTTTGGTTGCTGTTTCCAACCACTCATTAGGTATCCTTTCAGGATTCATATCCTCCAGTCTAACACCGGCATCCCTAGCCAACTTCTCTAACTTCGCTTGGAACGCATACTTCCTGAACGCCCTTTCCTGAAACACGTTCATGGTATTAACAGCGCGGCTAACTTTATTTAATAAGGTTGCCTCGTTGACTGAGGTATAAAGCAGTTGGTCTTTGGTAAGGGGGTTTCCCTCAAGCACTTGATTAAGCAGTTCTTTATTCCTGATCCCCGGCAATGCCATCATGTCTGAGCGGATAGAATTCCACATATCCCTCATACTTCCACCGCCAAGAATAGACTGCGCCGCATCATCAAACGATGCCATAGTAATCCTGCCCACAGCAGAACTAGCGTTACGCATAGCAGTCCTTAACTGCGATACCATCATACCTCTGCGGAAGTTCTCCACACTACGCAAAACATTGAAGAACTTCTCCGTCTTGGTAATGGATTTATCTTTGGCTATTTGTCTAGCCAGTTCATCCAACTGATTCCTCATACCATCTGGAAGAGAGGGATCACGTGCCATTTGTTTAGCGGCTTGAGATAATACGTTAAGGCTTTTACCGGCCTCTCTAATAGAGGTTGTCCACGCCTTGACAAACTCATCAGGCTCCATGTTTAAATCTTTGGTAAGCCTTGAGATACTGGATAGGGGGATTTCTCCTGAACGGATAGCCTCGTACATTACATCACCAACGTCTTTATACAGTCGTTGTTTGTCACTACCCGCCGCATCCCTAATAGCATTAACTCTTTGCAAGAATGTTGGATTAGTAACAACATCTCTAGTAAGAGGTACGGATGCGCGGGGTACGAAAGCCCCATCCGCATCAGGTAAAACTTCTGCGGCTTCCCCCCCTTCTTCTACTACATCATCAACAAAACCATCATAGGTTTCCCTAGCCGCCGCATCTTCCTTAGCCGTTCTATAATTTCGTATATGTTCAGGAACATCTCTGAGTTGTTTAACAACACTCCCCGGCTGTACCATCTCTGTGCCTAAAGCGGCAATGTCACCAAGGAACTGTTTTAACTGGTAGTCACCACCCCAATCAGCAAGGCTCTCACCTACTACGGGGATATCACGAACACCAATCTCAGGATCAACTCCTGCGGCTTCAAGAGCCATACCTGTTCCCGCCTCTACCGGATCACCGGCAAAGGCTCTACCAAATCCAGTGACAGGAGAGAATAACCATTGCATAGAACCCATTACCGCATTAAAGGCGGCGGATGACATTTGCCCTGCCTTGAATTTAGACATGGCATCTTTCATCGCTCTCTGCCCTGCTATCCTTTGTTCTTCAGCAATATTAAATGCACTACCGGCGGGGTCTAATGTTCCTGCTCTAACGCCTTCAAGCATTACGTCAAGAAATTCAGCCAAGGGGCCGGTCTTATTCTTAGAGTCCTGCTTCCAAAGGTGTTGCTTCAATTGCTCTTGGTGTCTGGGATTCGTCTTGTCAAAGTTATCAGGAACCTTTACAGTTCTCTTCCGCCCTTCAAATGTAACTTCGATTTCTTCCATATTATTCTGGGAACACTAGTTCGCTGTTTCCTGCGGGGTTCTGCATTGACTTTCCAAGCAACTGCCACAACAAATTTTGATTCTGTTTCATCTTTACAGCAATCTGCTGTATGAGCGGAGCCAAAGCAGAATTCTGTTGCATTGCGCCAAGCGGCCCAAGTTCTTCCATGAGTTGCAAAGCCTTCATACGATCAGCATGACTTATATTTGGCAATTCACTTAATGCCATAATGGCGGCAAGTTCAGCAGAGGTGGATAGTTTACCTCTATCAGTTTGAAGGGGGGTATATCTATCCCTCTCATTAGCAATCTCCCTGTCAGACCTAAACACCATTTTGCCTGTTTGGGTATCAAGAACCTGTTTAGTTGTTGGTGCTTTTGCAATAAGTTTAGTAAGCCTATCGCTTAATACATCTGGATCAAGTCCCATTTGACTAGCCTTTAGCATGGCATCGTCAAAGATTTTCTGTTGCGCGGCAAAGGTTAAACCCGGAGGGACTGGAGAAACTTGACCACCTTCATGAGCAAATCCTTCACCATCTCTTACAGCACGAATCTGCCTTAGTGCTTGATTAACCAAAAGATCGTAATCTAACTCTTCTTGTTTTCTTGTCCTTTTCTCTTCCTGTTCTTGAGTGAACTTTATCTCAGCCCTCTTTTCACCACGCGCCGCCCTTTTCTCTGCGGCTACAGCCCTTTCCGCTGACTCTATGGCTCTTCGCTCTGCTCTAACGGCTCTCTCCTGCTCTTCTGTTCTGCCAATGTACTTAAAATACTTATCTACAATAGCCAAACCCTTAGAACCTAGACCATAGGCATTAACAATAGCGGGAATCTCAGATTCTTTTAAAGGTCTGCCTAACTGTTGCTGAATTTTTTCAAGGGAGCGCATGAACTCTCTAGCCGCCTGCTCATCAGCCGCTTTAGTTTGGGCGGAAGTAGGAGCATCACTATAGGTTGTGACTTCCATAGGAGCGCCTGCCCTGCGCCCAGTAGCCAGAGCAACAAACTGATTGAGTCTGTTGTAGTCTTGCACCATCTGAGCGGTCTTGGCTCTAGCGTCAAGCACAGCCTGACTGACAGGTGGATTAGCAAGTTCCTGTCTGCGCTTCTGTATATCGAAGGTTTGGAAATCGTCTATGTTAAAATCTGTCATGAATAAAGTCCCTGTAGGAAGGGGGCATCCAATATATCCTTATCTCTTTTAAGAGGGCCAGATGCTATAGGAGTGAACCCCCTCATGCCGCTACCCGCTCCCACCATCTGAGGTCTTGGTGCTGTGGCTTGGCGATCATCACCCATAGTAGCAAGTTCCATTAATTTATTTTGTTGTGCTTGCCTAATTTTTTCTTGGATATCAAACTGTTCTTGTAATTGAGCCACATCATTTGCGCTGTAAGTAGTCCCAGAATCAATAGTGGAGACTTGTGGGTTCTGTACTATGGGAGCATACCCTAATTGCGGAACTCCGGGGTCAATTGTATTAGGGCCACTAAACCAAGATTGTGGGGTTTTCGTTGTAACAGTTTGGGTTGATAATCCTGCCATAGGGGCGGTAGGTCTAACCCCAGCCCCTAATCCAACATTAGATGGTTGAACCCCAAATAAGTTTTGCGCTCCTGCGGCCATCAGATCGCTCCGTAGTCAACGTACTTAATGCCATGAACCTCGCCAACAGCATGAGGATAAATACCTTCAACCTCTTGAGCCATGACACCTCTGCGTGGAGTAGAGTCGCCAATGTAGTTGTAGGTGTAGACGTTAAGACCTTTCCACTTTGTACCTTCTGGCACAATGTTTTCCTTAACCCTAGCGTCTGACATACCCGCGAGTGTACCCGCGATACCCACAGCCTGACCGATCTGACTAAGTGCTGACGGCCCCGGTGAGGTCTGATAAGACTGGCTACCGTAGTTGCCCTGAATGGCTGAGATGTAGTTAGCCAAAGCCTGTTGAGGCATGGTGGCTTCATACTGGTATCTCGCCATGTCAGCATCCATACCGCGCTGAGTCATTGCTCTACGCCTTGCGCCAACATCACCCATAGCGCCGTACATACTAAGAGGTGCGGCCATGATGGAGGGATATAATTGGCCTGACTGCAATGCCCTGTTCTGCGCTTGGTTATACGCATTGGTGTACATCTCTGCAATAGGTCTAGTCATTCCTGCTGTTACCCTGTTAGCAACAGCCTTCTCGTATTCCTGCTGTGCTTTAGATGAACCACCCGGTTGATACATAACCTGTTGCTGTCTAATGCCCGGTAGAACTTCATTCTGTAGATTGCTAATTACATTAGAGGTTAAGGCATTTACCATTGGGTTATATGCGCTAGGGTCTATCTTCCCACTTAACCCTTGGATAAGGCTTTGCTCTGCGGCGGCTTGCTGTGCGGCGGCTCTTGGCCCCATAGCATATCCAAGCGTTGCCTGTTGTGCCGCCTTTTCTGCGGGGTCAAAGCCTGCTACAGTTTCCCCCGGATAATATTCAGGGACTTGATTAAACTGTTTTTCAGCCATGTCAAAGGCTTTAAGAAGGTACTTTTGTTGTCCCTTCCACGGCCCTGTTGACTGAGTTGTTACTTGAGTTCCACCACCCATATTATGTTCCTCTTTTATTAACCACTTTATTCAAACGATGTTAGCCGAACCTTCTGTTTCATCGCTATCTGATTCATCTTCCTCTGGTTCTTCAAAAGGCCCAAGAAGTTCTTCCCAATCTTCTGGCAAAGTCAAGCCTCCAAATGGATTGGGTCTGTAACTTACCTCACCCACACCAAACTGGTTGGGATCATACTGCCAAATGTTTCCGGGTACAAATGCCTGTTGGTATTCAGTAGTCCAAGGCTGATACAAAAGACCGCCGATATTAAATTGTTCTCCACCAGAAATAGGATCGCTAGGGGCGGTAGGAAGAACCCTGCCCTCATCATCCAATGGAGGGAAAATAGCCTGTGGATATCTTGCTTGCGCACCACCTGTAAGCAATCCTCCAACTGGCATATACTGTGACCAATCTTGAACGGCGGGAGCGGTATATTCTGTTTCGAGAATTGGAAAATATATATTGTTTGCAGGATATGGGCCTAGTTCCGGGAGGGGGTTAAGCAATCCGCCGCCTCCGCCAGATTCATGGGCGGGGGCAGAAGATACTCCGGGCATTGACCTACCTTCATTTCTTCCATATTGATTCCAGTGCATAGCGCCGTATTCGGATAAACTGATGCCCTCGTTTTTACCGCTAAGTGGCTCAGGAGCGCCCCTTTTCCAGTGTTTGTTATAGTTTTCCATTAAGTCAGGATGCTTTCTGACATAATCAGCATAGTTAGGATTCGTTACGCCTTGGCTACCATAAGGGGTGCTAAAGTCAACAGCATCCATTCGGTTAGCCGCCTCAATTTCCGCTATTTGTTGAGGGCTTCTTTTTTCTCCACCACCAAATGACATTATTGCATCCTCTCTTTAAGGTTCTTAGTGAACACTATGTAATTACTTTCCCAATCTGGTAACATTTTTTTCCACCCTTTTCTTCCCCACAATTCTAAACCAGAGCAACCAGTTTGTATTGCGAATGATTCAATCATGTCATTAAACTGACTATGAGTTTCTTTAAAGTTCTCTCCCGCTAACGCTATAATTCTTAGCGTTTTTCTTCTTGGGTACTCTATTATCTGAGTCACCATAGCCATTGTGATTTCAGTATCTTCTACCGCTAACCACAAGTGCATATAACCATTAATGATGTTGTCAAGAAAGTCATCAGGAAGCAACTCCCCTTCTGTCTGATCTACAACTTTCTGTAACATCGGCCCAACTCTATCCCAAAGTTGTACAGCATCTTCGGGAGAAATTAATCCTGCTCTCAAAAATCTATCCTATATGTAGACATTATTCTATCTTCCGAGTACCTTAAACTATACCCACCTGAGTCTAATCCTAACTCGTAACCGTTGTCATTTGCCTGTAGTTTTAGTTTCGGCTTGTACTTTAACATTGCGAAGAGGGTGGCTACTGCGATCCCAGAAACGACTAACTCCTTTTCGTGGCGTTGATACCACTTTTGCTTTCTTTTCCCCCACTCTAAGGTTTGACAAGACGTTGTTCCTCTTCCGTTTCCTGTTCCAACAACTCCGGGGTAGGAGCAAGCAATGTCTCCAAACGCTTTCGCTCTTCCTGACGTTCCTTGGAGGTCATACTCAGATACGACAACTGGTTTTCCAAACCGAAGAGCCTTCTCAATCTGTTGCCGGAACTGTTTCTCATTAAGGTTAAACCCTGTTTGAAGGTATATTATGTCTGCATCCTTAATGTACTCAGCCTTAACCCCCGGCGTAAGATGAACTCCTATTGGCTTGTTTGTTTTCTTTCTGAGTTCCCCTATCAGCGTAGATACATCTGAAGGGCTGTAATATTCGTCACACTCAAGACAAACAACATAATGGCTAACAACATCATCAACCGCAGAAACAACTTGACTTTGGTAATCAATCTGGTTATTTAATCCTCTATCATATAATTGTTGACTGTCATCAGAAATCAACCATACTATCGGAACAACACCATTAGAACGCAGAAGGCCAATACGATTCCGCCAACTATCTCTATGAACACCATCAACTCTCCCAAAGTCGCTTGCCGTGCTTCTAGCCATGATATCAGCATGGGTATCCCCGCCGATCATACCTATAACACGGTTTCTCCAATTATCATCTAAGTCGTTTGACAACCAAGACAGGGTAGAGTATGGTGATATAAACCTTCCTTCTGGCTCACCTATAAGGAATGTTGACTTAAAGTCTGCGCTAGAGGGCTGTCCAAGTAGTGCCGTTATACCAATAAATGCCGTTAGCGCCAAGCGTATTACCCCAAGTGCCTGACGTACCATACCCTGCCGCATATCTTATATCGCCTTCTCTGCTTTTCTCCGGTTCTGTAAATGTAGGTTCCAATCTAAATACATCTAAGTTAAATATAATATCTGACAGTCTGTTTAACTCATGGAAGAGGTAATCAGAGAGTTGATCGTTATTGATTGGCGCGGGGTTAGGAGTCCATCTAGTTACAGACTTTACATTCTTTGATAAAGCGTTAGCCATGTGACCTTGATCCTCTTAGTCCTCTTTTCTGTACTTCAAAGGCGAGGCCATGTAACTTCCAGTCAATGTCAGTATCAGACTCTACCTTGATACCAAAGTATTTCCCGCTTACCCTGCATGATACCTTAGACTGAGAGTTAGGGTTAAAGGCTACTGGCCCTTCCCATGTAATACCCTCTTCCGTACTCATCTGTCTTCCAATGTACACGTTCACCGTGTTATCCCCACTCACCTCAATCTGGGGATAGACAGCAGATACAAACTTAACAGACTGTGGATCACCCAAGTCATATCCGCTTCTCTCAATGTAAGCAGACATAGAGGCTGTGTCTTTCTTGTTGCCCTTGTTGTCCCTGAATATCTTGGTGTTAGTGACATCAGCAAACACGATGTTCTTAATTACGTTATCGTAGTTGGTAGCACCCCAAGGGTCTGAGTCGGCATCCCAAGTTTCGGATGAGGCATCCCATGTAGCACCAGTTGTAATCTCTACAATACCTGAGTTAATGTGAGAAGTATCAGGCAGATCGCGGAAGGAGAAGGTGTTATCCTTCCAGTTCCAGATCAGGGCTTTGTTTACTACAGTAGATGATCCTGCGGGATAGCAGGCCATCATTTCGTTTCTAACGTAGTCTGCGGCAACAAAGCACTTCTGGTAGTTGTCACCGTTTAACTCGTCGTAGACCGTCCTACGGAGCCTGTTAGACAGCATAGGAGTTACAGTCTGACCATTACATACATAGAAGTCAGAGTTACCCATGAAGAAGTGTCCACCCTCAAACTCCGCTACCGCTTCTTTAGACAGCAAGCCAATGGTAGGAGACAGGAGTTTAAACGAGAAGATGTACGGAGTACCAACATAGTTCATAATGTAGATACTGTCATCCTTGTAGATGATAAATGAGTCACCCAGAGGTAGACCGTCTATGATATCTCCCGGCGTATCTGAGAGTTCATATTCACCCGCATCTAGCGTAGCATCTGTTTCATCCCATGTAGAGGGGGGAGAGCCGTATGAGGCTTCTGTACTCCACTTAACTAGGCGTGGCTCTTCGTTGGCTCTTTCCCAATTAAGGCCAACAAGGAATGTCCTGAAGGATCGTATTGACTTACACTTATTTCCAGTAGGCCAGTTACGCAACTCCATAAATGGGTTGGCTAGAGATGGAATACCACTGCTAAGAGGCCACATCTGGGGCGTATCATACCCATTAGTAGCAACAACCAAACCATTTAAGTTGGTAGCAGTCCACCTCTTGTCTGTAGTGTTAGCCCCATAGTCATTATCTGAAGTACCTGCGCTACCTGAAGGCGTAACAACAGCGTTATCAGGGTGGTCATATGTGGCCGTACCAGACAACGTAATCACGCCAGTACCAGTATCCCTAGCGGTGTAGGTTAGGGTTTCAAACTTGTTTGTACTAGCGTCTGATGTAATGTCAGTACCTATCTCTAGCGTACCACTGGCAGAAAGAGCGGTCAGCGCGGCTCCAGTGTCTACTGTAATACTGCTATCCCCCGCAGTCACAGCGCCATTCAACTGTAGCGTGGTCTGTCTTACTACGTCAGTCCATGTAGAGCCATTCCATACCGCTATATCTGTGGCTCCGTATGCAATCCAGTAGTATGTTCCTGCAACCGTAAGGTACGGATGGAGATAATAAGGGGCGAATGGACAAGTAGCCATCACCTCTTGGTATCCAGCGACTTTCTTTACGCCGTTATCCAAGAGCCTTACATTGTTTCCATCAGACCATGCGTTAGGGGGAAGATTATACGGAGGGGTATCCTTTATAATTCCTATCTGGCCTAAGTTTTCGATAGGGACTAGGGGCATTATTCTGGAGGGGTAGGCCAAGTAATATTAAAGGGATCAGACTGATCGGTTATATCTCTCAAAGCCTGACGGTATACTTCCCATTGTTCTCTTTCGGAATCAGTCATGGGAACGTCAGTTAGAACAGTCCAATCACAAGCGACAAGTTTGCCCTTGCGCTCTGCTTTGACTACATTCCATTGTTCTGGGTCTTGCCCTGCCTGTACTGTAGCCCATGATGGTTTCTTTGTTGGATCGTTATATACAACATTATTGTTGTAGTCTGACTCATTCTCTACTGATCCGTATATAGCAAACCCCTCGTTAGGAACTGCGGCCCAAAGAATGTTACTAAGTGTTACGTTGTTCATTCTTCAATCTCCCAAACAATAAATGTCCCATCACTAACGCCAGTACCACCGGCCCCTGCTTGTGGAGTTTTGATCCAAATGTCAAACGTATTGCTACCAACTGCGCTAGGAGTATCAGGTCTATTAGCGGGTGTAACTTTCCAAGTATGTGAAAAACCGCCAGCATACTCATTTGTAGACAAACCAGAGCCAACAGAATCTTTCATATCAGCAATATAAATATCGTCAGTTGTTCCAGTAATCAAGGCTCCAGAAGTATCGGCTAATCGAATATATGCGTACTGATGACTGCTACCAGAATCCCAAGAACTGTAGGTTCCCTGAGTCCCATCAATATGAACATACAAATTAGACGTTGCAGAAAGGCAAGTATGTGTAACACTCCATCCAGTATCTACATAAGTATTTGATCTAAATTGGCTGGTAGTTGTTTCAATATCGTGGGTAACATCAAGCAATCTTGCGCCTTCAGAAGCAGACATATTTAACCACCCGCTGTCAGCCTCGTTACGCATTTTTAACAGGTTGTTAGAAGTGTCAAACCATAGTTGCCCTGCTGACGTAGAAGAAGGTGCGCTTGTGCTGGTATGAATACCGTTGATAGCCTCATATGCGTTTGGCAAGGTACTCTTTAGTACAGACTTGATTAGACGTAGGTGATCGTCACCTTGACTAATAGAGTCTGATCCACTAGGGTTTGTATCTACCAGACCACTGATGTATGTTGCACTTTCTAATGCCATGTTTTAACTCCATCCAAGGGAAACCGCTTGGATGCGTGTTTCCTTACTTGCAGATTGATTTAAGGTTTCGATTTTGTATCTCATCGACGTTCCAGATGGTTGACTTGAGATGTCTACATTGTGAGCGGCCAGAATGGTGTGACCACCAGTTGTGCCTTCGCTTGATAAAGTAGCCTGAGTCCATGTAGTTCCGTCATCCCTAGAGACATACGCTTTCAAATCTGTATTCACAGTTGCTGTTCCGGCTCCATTTGTGTACATCATAACAATGTCGCCTGTGGTTGGTGTTGCTTTTGCGGTTGTTGAGTTAGATACTAGGGTCATATCTTGGTTTATTTGACCTAGTTGATCCGTGTTTACACCCCCAGTTCCACCATTGTTATAAGCAGTAGAGCCAGAACCACCATTTGTTGCGGTTATAGACCCCGAATTAGAAAAGGTTCCTTTGTATAGTGCGTGGATCGCTCCACCACCTGATCCGCCTCCAAACGCATAACTAGAATTAGTCCCTGCGGCGACGCCTTTTGCTTCAATTACGCCGGTTCCACCTATGGTTAAATTACCCCCAACTACAAGCCAGATAATTCCACCTACGCCAGTTCCTCCAGTTTGACCTCCATTAGAGCCACCTCCTGCCGGATTTCCAGAACCACCAGATGCTCCGTTATATCCACCCTCAGAAGAACCGCCTCCGCCAGAACCACCGTAATCGCCGCCATTGCCGCCAGTTTTTCCTGAATGTGAATGTGACTGAGCGCCGCCTCCGCCTGCTCCACCAGAAAACGCACCGCCTCTACCACCAGTGCCGCCGGTTATTGTCACAGCGCCACCCCCACTAATATCGTGAGTTGTTCCGCCACCGCCTCCCGCTGTTGATATAGTGGCCCCACCAGTGGTTCCGGCAGTACCCACGCTACCATAGGACGTTCCACCATCCCCCGGCGATCCGCCTCCTGATCCGCCGGTAGACCCTAACTGACTTATTGTATAAATCGTTCCGTTGCTAGATATATTTCCTTGGTTTGCAATAGCAGTTCTAACGGCAGTACCGCACCCGTTAAAGCCGGTTCCATCATTTGTAAAACTAGAAGAACCCCCAGTTGTAAGCAAGCCAATCTGTAATCCATTAGAGGAAACTGCATTACTGTCTGAACCACCGCTTGCAGTTGGATCGGCATTTGCACCTTTGCCTGTCATGCTAATTGTTCCGTTAATGGTGCAGTCACCAGAAACGTAAATAAACATTCCACGGCAGGGTTGGTCTGTCGTTATCGTGTGTCCAGTGTTTACGGTCAAAGATGAATATTGCTTTATGACCATATCTCCATCGTATGATCCATTTTTATTATCAACAGTGTATGTGACGTTACCCGCTGTAGATAACGCTCCATCTGAATCATCGCCGTAATAGTTTCCTATAGCCCCGGCAAATGCGCCTCCAGAAAGTTGCTCTCCTGTAGAAGCAGAAGCATCAATACCAGTTGCATCTTGGAAGTCATCAATCGTTTGGTCTACAAGATTGTATTTTCCTAGCGAACCATTAGCCGCAACTTTAAAACCAAGAATAGCAATGTCATTTTTTACGCCAGAATCATCGTAAGTGGGGTCTGAGGCTAACTTGCTTAACGCTATTGCCGCACTGGAGTTAATGTCAGCATTAACAATTGCGCCATCAACAATCTTTGATGACGTAACAGTATTGTCTGCTAGTTCCCCAACCTCTTGAGGTGGTTTGTTTCCTATGTAACTCACGACCACCCCAATGACACGGCTTGTATGCGTGTCTCTTTACTTGCTGATTGGTTATGCGTTGTAATTTTGTATCGCATTGATGTTCCCGATGGTTGCGATGAAATGTCCACATTGTGTGCGGTGAGGATGGTGTGTCCTCCGGTAGTGCCTTCAGATGACAGGGTTGCCTGAGTCCAAGTCGTGCCGTCGTCTCTGGAGATATAGGCTTTTAGATCAGTGTTCACCGTAGCCGTACCCGCACCGTTTGTGTAGGTCATTACGATATCGCCAGTAGTGGGGGTTGATTCAGCGGTTGTTGAGTTGGAGATTAGGATCATATCTAAGTATGAATCTCCAGTTACTGCGGCTGTTTGTACGCTTCCATTACCCCCATTCCCTCCAGCGCCACCATTAGCACCGCCACTGCCGCCTGTTGCCGAAATAGAACCAGAATTAGATAACGTACCGCCATACAGCACCACAACATTGCCGCCGCCTGATCCACCGCCGCTACCAGTTGAACTGCTACCCCCGCCGCCAGCAGAACCATTAGATTGAATAGTTCCTGCCGCCCCTATGGTTAAATTTCCCCCAACAACAAGAAATAGTAATCCACCAGTTCCGTCTGTCCCTGCCGCTCCATTTGAAGAACCAGCGCCACTGGGATTTCCTGCGCCGCCGCCTCCGCCCTCAGAACCTCCGCCTACATCACAACCAGCGCCACCAGCGCCACCATTTGCAGTACCACTACCAGCGGTGCAAGCGGCATCATCTTGATTTGATGCTGAACCACCTCCACCCGAACCTCCAGAAAAACAAGTTCCCGCCGCTCCAGAACCAGACACGCTTGTTCCTAAAGCGGCTGAATGTCTCCAAATACCGCCACCACCACCGCCACCAGATTCTCCTGCGCTACCAGAAGTACCATTATTACCAGTATGGCTTCCGCCACTACTTGTTGATCTGCCCCCACCGCCAGACGCTCCCGCCCTACTTATAGTCCATATTGTTCCATTGCTAGATGGGTTAGTCTGATTGGCGATAGCAGTTCTAATTGCAGTTCCGCAACCATTAAAAGTAGTTCCGTCCATTGTCAAAGAAGAACTACCGCCAGATGTTATTGCGGCGTATTGAATACCACTAGCAGAAACGGCGTTGGAATCTGATCCGCCAGAAGCGGTAGGATCGGCTAATGCGCCTTTTGCAGAAGCGGAGAGTGTGCCATTAATAGTACAGTCGCCTTTAACATATATAAACATTCCTCTACAAGGTTGATCTACAGTCATTGTATGACCGGCGCTTATTGTCAAGGAGGAATACTGTTTTACTACCATATCTCCGTCATACGAACCACTCTTATTTTGGACGGTATGAGTAACATTACCAGATGTTGTTAAAGCGCCATCTGAAGAATCTCCAAAATAGTTTACGGCAGTTGTTCCAGAGTAATAGTTAGAGGCGTTCCTTATTTCATCAGTAGACGCACTAGCATCAATACCACTGGCATCCTCAAACGCATCAATCGTCTGATCCTTGAGGTTGTACGCCGCCATACTTCCATTGGCCGCAACCTTGAAGCCCAACAGTGCGATGTCGGTTTCCAGACTTGTGGTGTCTACAGCATCACTGGCAAGGTCAGCACTCTTGACCTGACCGGCAGTTATATCTTCTGAGCGGATTGTGGTTCTAGTCATTTAGGATACTTCTCTTTAATTGCTGTTCTCTTACTCTGTAGTTCAATAGACGATGCCATGCGTTCTTCTATGACTGCTTCCCATAGTGCTACCACTAATTCGTCAGTGGTTGGGTATTCTGCTTTGCGGTTTACTGCATATTGCAATCTTGCAATTTCTGCGTCTATTTCTTCTTGTGTTGGTTGTGGAATATCGGGGCTAAGCCATTCCGTAATAGATGTTCCATCCGTAACCCACTCAGCACCGGGAGCAAGAGTGCGTAGTGCTTCCATTACGTTCATACTTCATACTCCAATGCCATGATGTAATAAGGTGATGCTGAAGTATCTATTTGTCCACCTTGCACTCTAGGACAAGTATAGTAAGCACCATCGTTGTAACTTTTAGTTTGAAATGTCAAAGCGCTAGTGTCAGATGGATCATAAATTCCAACCATAGAAGCGTTGCATACATCTGCTTCTGGCCCGTTATGACCAAGATACTGAAACGCAACCATTGTTCCGCTCCCGGTTTCAAAAATCGCCGCATTTGAATGTGTCGCTGATGATCCGCTTCCTGCTATATAGAAAGAATCATTGCTCATTACCAGAATCATATTACTAGCACTTGATGGAGTTATGCTTACACTCATAGAGCCAGTGGTACTCCACGATGAACTGCTGTGATTTGATGTTTGACCCGCATAAGCGGTGTACTGGACTTGCACTAATTTCCCGCCGCCAGCCGCCGCCCAACTCTGATCCCCTCTAAGGAATGTCGTAGCGTCTGCCGTACCAGAACCTAAACGTGCAGTGGCTAACGTGCCGCTTGAAATGTTTGAGGCATTGGTTGTGTCAGTTGTGGCTGATGTAGCAAGGCCGCTGATCTTTGAAGTGGCTATCGCCGCTGAAGCATTAACGTCAGAGTTAGTAATGTCTAACGATAGTTTGCTCTGAGCGATTGCCGCAGTAGAAGAGATGTGATCGTTGGTAATAACTCCGGTGCCGGGAACCATTGTCTCACCGACATCCTGTATCCCAATTACTTCCATCTTGTCAGTAGCGACAAGTGCAGAAGTTAGGGTAAGCGTAGTACCGGATACACTATAGGCGTCCTCGTGCTGCTTGACTCCGTTTATCGTGACAATCAACGACTGCTCGTTAGGGGGGGTCCAAGTAAGCGTATGCGTAGCAGACGTAGAGCCTGTTACGTTAAACCGCTTTATGTCAGACGCTTTCTGTTCTACCCGGCCTATATAACTCATGTGATCTCAAGAACTGATATGAAACATTCAAGGTCAGAGGCTGCGCTTGCCGTCACCGTCAATTTGTCGCTTGCCTGTAGATTGATAGGCTTGTCAAGCACCAGAGTAGAATCAGCAGGCACAGGGATAGTCTTGCCGACATGATAGTACGTTGTGACAGAGTTATCATACACCTCAATGGTAGCATCTACTGAGGATGTTCCATCTACGTTAGACAAGTATACCGCATGGATAACGGCTTCCGTACTGCCCGGACAAGTATATACGTCTGTCCGTGTTGTGCCGATTGCCGCTCCTGCGTTCTTAAAGGCGTTAGCCATATTATCCTCCTAATGCCAAAGCCATTGCCGCCGCATTATCCGCAACTTCAGCCCATTGAGCGTCAGTGCCATCTGTCTGTAGGTATTTATTTGCCTGACCAGACATATTGGGAACAATCGCGGCAGTAGACGTAGACGGAAAACTGTTCTTTAACACGGTCTTAATCATACGGAGATGGTCATCACCCTCTCCTACTGGATCACCAACTACAGGGTTGGTATCAACTAACTGTGTTACCCAACTTGCGCTTTCGACAGCCATTATGCACTAGCCGCAGTCAGTGTGACAGTCACAGTTAGTGTGTCACCAGAGATAACAGAGCGGGATGAACTAAAGTCAACCACGCCATAAAGCGTACCAGTAGTTCCAGATTTTGTGCTATCACTGTTAATAAAGGCTCCTGCTACTGTAGCCGTACCGTTGATAGAGTAGGTTGCTTTGCTTGCGCTGTTGTCGATGCTGCCAGAAGATGCCGTACCCAAAGTAAGAGTCTGACGTACAGATTGTGAGTAGTCTGTTACTTCAGTCCAACCAGAGTGAGATGACATAGTGTCACCAGCCGCCGCAGAGCCAGAACCTTTAAGACCGACATACCAAGTGGTGATCTGCGTACCGCCGTCAAGGGTGCTGGACAGAACGTGGTTTAAACCTTCCGTCGTGACAAGGTTCTTTTTAGTTTCGCCCCATTTAAGATTACCCTCAGAGTCGTAGCACTCAATAGTCCATACGTTCTTCAGGCCGAGGCTCATGTTAGTATCGTGTTGCATAATCAAGCCTCCATCGGCTTTTAAACTAATTGGGGTATTCAACATCCGTCCATACCGTTGTTGGGTCTGAAACATCTGACCACGTTGAAGAAGGATCAGATACATCTGACCACGTTGAAGAAGGGTCGCTTACATCTGACCATAAAAACGCATTACTGCTGGAAAATCCGCCAGAGATTGCGTATGTTGCTGTCCCTGTCGTTGATAATGCTGTTGTTGGGGTGTATCCCTGTTTCAGTGCATATGTAGCAGATGGACTCATGGATAGCGTGGCGGAATCTGTATATGTTAAAGAAGCCGCGAAAGTCGCTGAAGGGGACAGTGATATAGCTGCTGAATCGGTGTATCCAGAATTTATAGAGTAAGTTGCGGAACCTACCATATCATGTTGCCCGGATTTAGAGGCTGTTAAATCAACCGCAAAAGAGGCTGACGGCCCTAGAGTTAATTCCGGGGTATTTGTAAATCCGGCGGTGACAGCAAAGGATGAGGAATCAGCCTTTGCAGGGCTATTCCAGTTTATTCCAATATTACTCCAGTATATCGGAGCAGAGGCTTCTGCCCACGTTATAGGGGCTGTCAATAGTTAGCACCTGTATTCATCACCCTAAGCGCGGAGCCTGAGTGACGATCCCTGTTGTCCTGATCTTGTATATCTGCAATAGCCTGTTGGAAGGCGGTTGCCCACAACTGTACCCTTGGATCATTCATAATGAATGGTTCCGCTTCCAGTAGGCAACCATAAAGATACACATCAGGAGCGTTAGTAATCATCCAGTTAGTAGCGGCAGATGAGGTAAGCGCATCAAACTTCTTATAGAACAACATCTCAATAGTTTGTACACTTGCGGGGATTGGTCCTAACTGGATTTCATCTGCAAGAATGGTATAAGCCTTTGGGGTTCCTGTATCGGAGCCTCCATAAAGCCTATCATACATTTCTGGGGTGACATACTCTAATGACGTAATGGGAGATGTGTTTATCTGTAGATTACGCATCTGTATGAAGTTGGTAGGCAGGGCAAGATTTCTCTGGTCTGCTACCGTGGAAGCGGTTTGCTTTGTTTCCATAGCCCTGATACGAAGCAGGCGATTAAACCTTGCTTCTGCCAGAGCAATAAACTCTGGTATCCTATCGGTTAAGTCATCCCTGTCTAACCAGTTGGCAACAGCGGTGTTTAACTCGCTGTAATTTGATATTGCCATCTTACTTGCTTAGTTCAGTAATGTATACCGTTGCGGTTCCAGTACCAGTAATAGCCGCACCTTTGGCTTCATCGCTAACCTTAAACCAGTAAGGTGTATTTGCCGCGATATAAGTAGACGAGGTAGTCGCTGTAGGCGTACCATCAAATTCTACAAAGCAAGCCGCAGTAGCCGTAACCATTACAGCCGCAACCCCTGTATCAAAAGCGGAGGTAGCGGTTGATCCACTTGAAGTGGTGGCAGACAACGTATGGGTTGTCAAAGGCCGCCAAACATTGCTAATGTCAACGTAACTCATATCTATATCCTATATATTAGTGGGTGCTACTTTGAAGTATTTATTGTCTGGATCGTTGAGATACTTTGCTAACAGTTTGCTATCCTTCTGAATAGCACCGTTGGTTTCCTGCATCCAACGCTCCCAAACATTAAATGGGATAGAAGCGGCTTTATGCCACTCCCCTCTTTTGCCCATAGTCCTCTTATCACCATAGGCATTATATTCTTTTTTGTTCTGCTCTAGGATAGGTTCTACATCCTGAACAGTATTAAATGTACCAGTACCGTCTGCGTGTTCATGTACATACGTTGTTCTGTACGGAGTTTGGTCAAATATAAATTTCTTAGACACAGTAAGTCTTTACCCCACCTATGTTTGTTCTGCCAGTCACACCATTATCTTTCATGTCTTTGAGGTGTTTATCAAGCAACTGGTCAGAGTTCATTGGTTTGCGCTTGCTCTTCTTGGAAGGAGTAGCGCCCAGTTTTTTTACTAACTTTTGTTCTGCTTTATTCATAGTAGATTGGGGGCGAGTTTCCCCGCCCCCTACCTATTTACGCCTTGATGTCAGCCAAGAAGCCAGACGATGATTCGTTGTTGACCTTAAGGCCATACTCAACGATCAACATCTGCTGAATGGAGTCACCAGTTTTAGCGAGGGTTTCCGTCTTGAAGGGACGGAGATAAGCAACTTCAAAGAAGTCCATATCCAGAACAAACAAATCCTGATCGCGGAATTGATTTCTGTTTGGTACAATCTGAAAAGTTCCAAAGTCGCTAACATAAACGTCCACAGCCGCGACAACGTGAGCCGGAGCCACCTTGTCTGCCGCAGTACGCAGGCTTGACACGCTAGCAGAAAGCGCGGAGATAGCCTGTTTAATGGCGGGCTTACACATAATCATGTCAGGCTCACCACCAGCTTCATAAGTGTCTTTAATGACATTTTTAAGCATAGACTCCGTAATGGAAGCCGTAGCCGTAGCATCGGTAGGTGCAGTTGTGCCAGAGCCACCAGCCGCAGGCGAACCGCTTGAGGGATTGCCTGAAACATAGTTCGTAGCAAGCCAAGTCGAAAGACCGCCAGTTTTACGAGCCGTGCCTGCCGCGCCAGCATTCTGGGCTTCGTTGCGGGTCAACTGATATTCCATATCTCGTTTCAACTGTTTGGCTTTCTTAGCCAACTGGTATGCCTGTGCAGACTTAAAGCCTGAGTTATTGACGGCTTCGTTAGTGCCTGAAGTTTGGACTACATAGCGAGAAATCTGCGTGTAGTTACCAACGCGAGTCGGTACTGCACGAGCATCTGCACTTGCATCGTCACCTTCGATCTGCTGGTTCGCGGAACCCGCAGCGATTGTGTCAGTCTGCCACTCAAAATAAGTATTCTCAGCGGTAGCCTTGCCACAACCAGACATGAAGGGAGTATCAAGTGGCGCGATGTTGTAGATAATATCGCTCAAGTCCTCACGAATTGAACTAAGCCGAGTGCTACCACTAGCGGCAGCAAAGGTATAGTTCGTATTAGTAGGAACTGCCATAGTAATTACTCCTAATTAAAGGTCTATAAAATCCTCTAAAAGACTAGCGGCATCTCTTGAATGTCCTGTCTTTGCGAGGCGCTTCATCTTTTCAGCACGTTGACTACGATCACTGGCCTTCTTACTTACGCCTTTTCCTGATCTTACCACTTTGGGTTTGTTCTTAACCTTTTTGGATTTTACATCGGACTTCTGAAGTGCATCATACTTCTGCGCTTTCATTAGAACGAGTAGCGATCTATGGTCGATTAGTTCTCTCAGTTCTTCTTTCGTGAATCCCTGTTCAATAGCATACGTCGAAAGTTCAGATGCCATCTGATTACGTTTTTCTGGTTCATTCCATTCAGGCACGGCGGCTACTAATTTTGCGTGTTCTTCCTGAACGGCCAGTTGGCGTAACTTGGCTGTTTCTTCCTGTTGCTTTTGAAGGGCTTTGCCTTGTTCTTCCTGCGCTTGGCGAACACGGTCTTGAGCCTCTCTCAGCTCTTCCTTCTTAGTAACAAATGCAATGGGGTCTGTTTGTCGCAGATTTTCCCAATCAACATTTTGAAACTGCTCTAATCCACCCATAGCGTTTTGAACAAATTGTCCAAGTGCGTCTATGTACTGTTGACGCTCCGCTTGTGCCTGAGAGATTTCACTGGCCCACTGCTGTTGCAGTTGAGCCATTTCATTTCTCTGGCTTGCAAGTTCTTGCGTTTTTCGGGTATAGTCAGACTGTCGGGAGTACCCACTAATGAGTTCGTCAAGGCTTACCTCAACCTCTTCACCATCTACTTTAACTGCGTAGGTGGTATTAAGACCGGGTTCCTCTTCGTCCTCATCTTCGTCTAACTCTTCCTCGGATTCTTCTTCATCCTCAATGGACTCATCTTCCTCTTCGGAAACCTCTTCAGATGATTCGTCTTGAATTTCTTCAGTAGACTCTTCAACTTCTTCAGGTTGTGCCTCTTCGGATTCCGGTGTGACCTCTTCAGGTTCCATCATTCCTAGTAAGGCGTTGGTTGCTGACATAATACTACCGTCAGTAAGTTGCGGGGCTTCTTGCTTATCCGCCATAATAAATTCTCCTATATATGGTATTCCTTCAGTTTCTCCGCCATCTCTCCAGTTTCAATGATACTGGTTAGATGAAGGCGAATCCTCTCAAGGAGTCGTAATGAAAGCCAGCATTGCTCCCGGCTTTCGACATCTTGCACACTTGAGTTTGCCCAAGTGTTATAAATACTTTCTGCTAACTGGTCAAATGATTCGTTATAGAGTGGGTCGTTAAGAAGGCTCTTGGCGTGTTCTTCTCGGCTTCTCATGTTGCTCCTATTGCTACGGCCCTATTCTGTTCTCTTTCAAGGGCCAGTTCTGCGGATTTAAGTTGTGCGTCTACAGCGGCTTCCTGTGCGTCCTGTTGGACTTTCATCATCTTGACTTGTAGGTCGCCCTGTTTGATTTCCAACTCCTTCATTTTAATCTGTTGCTCCATCATCGCGGCCTGCTCTTCTGGGGAAGGCTGTTCAGGCTGTGGTGGAGGCGGAGGGGTCAGGTAGTCATCTACGTTCTGATAACCCATAGCCTTAACCAATGCGGCTCCCAGATTGTACATATTCTGTGGAGTTACGATGGGTAGTCCACCCTGCATGGCTTGTGCGGCAAACTGAATCATTTGTGACAGATGAGCCATTTGCTGATCTTTTGAACCATTTCCTAATGCAACAGATACAGTGCAGTCCATCTTATCTGACCAACTATCAGGGCGTACAGGAACCCACTGATTCCTCAACATAACTACTCGTTCTTTGTCCTGATATTTAAGTAGGAGTTCATAGATGCACCACATCAACTCTTTAACACCAGTCTCGGCAAACTGTCTTGCAATCATCTCAACTCTTGACTGAGCGTTTGACATAACAGCGTTGACAGCGGTAGCCGTGGTATGGGACGTTAGAGCGTCTGCATTAATACCTTGGGTGTTTTTGTTTACCCCTGATCTTGACTCTCTTACCTCATCCAGATAGTTAAGCATCTGGAAGGATTCTGGCTGTAATGGAGGGGTAGCCAAGGGCATGACGGCGTTGGGGGATTTAACTCGTACTACGCCCCCCGGCCTCTGGGTTAGCAAATCATCTAAATTCGCTTGACCCTCAAGGACAGCATACCTACCGTAGTTCTGGTTATAGGCGTTGTCCATCAGATTACGCATCAGCGTACTCTTGATTAATTGTAAATCCATTACGAGATCAGCCACGGACAGACCGTAGAACTTATGGGGGATTTTCAAGGGGGTGATAGAAACAAACGGAGCCTTGTCTATTTCTTCATTGGAGAATACATAACTACCCACGGAACAAACCTTTCTCAGTTCCGCTATGCCATCTTCGTTATAATCTGTTTTAATGAATGACTCGTAAAGCCAATATTCTCTTAGGGCTTCTTCTGTATTATTATCTAATCCATAGCCAGAGAAGGTTGCTTGAGTCTCATCAAATGAGAATCTTGCAAGACGTTCTGCATTGGGGTCGATCATATCATCGCCGCCACCCAAATCTTCAGGCCCAAAGTCCTGATCTGGGTACATCTCCCTTAATTCTGAGAGTGTTTTCTTTACGCGGTGGCAGACAAACCTTGCATCATGTATTCCTTTCGCCTCTCTGGAAATAAGGAATTCTTCAGGTGGTACATTCTCAATACACACCTTACCGTTGTATCCAGTGCGTTTAATAACAACGTCATGGTAAACTCCACCATCTTCTGTGATACTGTTTGACTGTACTTCGGTATGCTCAAGAACCTCTACATCATCATCCGAGATAAGATATTCAAACTCAAGTTCCCCAAGATTATGGTATTCCTCTCTTTGAGCCTCTTCATACTCATCCCACCATACTTTGACAATACCATTCTTTTGAAGGAGGGCATCATGGAACCACGAATAGAGGATTTCCCAACCGGGATTATCTTTTGTGAAAACGTAATTAACGTAATCAGTGGCCTGCTCTGCGGCCTGCACATCTTCTGGCCCTTGTGGCGTGAATTTAACCATCTCATCGCCAGAGGCGAATACCCTCATCAGAGAAGGTTTGATCCATTCGATTGTATCTTGAACAGTGGAATCAACGTATTGACTGCGGCCATCCACCTCGTTACCAAAGGGCAACGCATAGTAGTATTCTTGAGCCAACTCCCGTTGCTCTGCAAGATCATCGTTGTAATATCCTAGCGCATCATGTATTTCTACATTGATTCTTGCTAGTAATTCTCTATCGTCAGACAATGCCATAATCCCTATAGTGTATTTCGCTAGTCCATTCGGGGTCAGACCCTGCTATGGCGTAGCGTTGTGATTGGAAGGCGTACCTTGTGGCGCTCATTAAGTCGTCCCTAAGTGCTACCACTTTACCTTCCTTTCTGTGGTACATTCTAAACTCTTCAAACCAGTCGGAGAGTGTAGAGAATACTTTAAAGTTTCCTTTCTCCATGCTCTGTAGCATAGCCATCAGCCCTTCCTCTACTGAGTTAGAGCCTTTCTTTTCACCTAGACCCGGAGGATTGGAGAAGTGTTGCATCAGGAAGTTACACCCTAAACTTCTATACTGCTCGGCAAGGCCGGGGTTTCCCATGCTATCCCTGCGATTTCCGTCATGCGGGTAGGCTATCGGAATAAAATAAGGACGTTGCCTTATCACCTCGGAGTGTACCGTTGGGCTTGCCTTGGATGCTCTATAGCAGTCGTATACATAGAAAGTATCACTTTCATTATCTATTGCACACCAAACAACAGCCGTTGGGTGATCCCAACCAAAGTCTATGGCCGCAATTCTAGGCCAATGATCCTCTATTTCTATTGGATCAATCATCAAATCTTCTTCGTTCAGGGGGAAGATAAGGCCAGAACCGATAGACGGTCTACCGTATCTACGCATCTCCCTCTCATGGGGGGAGTAAGCAGAGAGAATCTGCTCCATCACCTCTTCGGAGAGATGCCCCTTTCTTCCCTGCATAGACTTCACGTTTTCTGAGGCGTGATCCCATGTGGCATTGGTTAGGCTCTGCCCCTTCTTTATGTTGTTCATAAAGGCGGCGACTGTTTCAGTCATGCCGTTTTCAGGGGTGAAGGTCATGTAGACCATTCCCCTCCTGTCTAGGGTTCGCGTGACAGCCTGTGAGTACAATTCTCTGGATGGTTCCTCATCCAACCATACCACATCTACTGATCTGCCTTGCCACTTGTCTACGCCCATCTCATAGGCTTTAAAGAATAAAGAAGAGTTCTCACCAGAAATATGCCGTATGAGGGCTACGGACTTGGCGTTTGGAACACCGGGCTTGCGTTCAGTTTTTATAATACATTCTCTGGGAACAGCGCCAGTGCCAAAGGCTTCTGGATCATCGGGAGAACCCAATAGTTCTGCTTGTACAATATCTCGGGTGGTTTCGTTAGATACACCACCCGCCCATGCTGTGATGGCTCTGTTAAATCTCCTACCCTTCCACCATTTAGGATATAGTCCTGTAAGGTGGTAAGACATCTCTGCGGCTCCACAATAAGACTTTCCTATGCGGTTAGCCGCCATCAATAAGCGTTGGTTATTACCTACCCCTGTTTCGTGGAATTCCTGTTGGTATGGGTATGGATCGTAAAAGTCAATCTTACTAAATCTTTGACGTTTTTTTATTTCCTTTGCTATTTCTACCGCCTTTTCCATATCCACTTGCATAAGCGGCTCTTGCTTGTTTTTCGGCGGATGCTCTACTTGCATAGCATTTTCCAGATTTTCCCCATTTATAACCCTTTTTTCCATTGGGTAATGTACATGATTGTATTGGCATCAGTTAAGAGGGCCAACAAGGGCTTCCAGTTCTCGTTGTAATTCCTCCGTTGATTTCTCTTCAACGTGTGAGACTTCCTGTTTGATCTTCTCAGTGGGTTTAAGCCCTGCCCTGTCCAGTATATCCTTGACAGCGCCAAGTCTCACAGATTCGCTCTCAGCGCCTTCTGAGAGGTTTTTGAGAACCATCAATGCACCGGGTACACAATCCTGAATCATCTTGCGGGTGCGTTCCTCAATCTCTCTGGCGAACTGATTCTTTAACTCATACCCTCTTTGCTTTGGATGCGAATACCCTGCGGTTTGTGCGGCTTTAGCGGCACACCCATGCAGACAGTATTGCTCAATGAATATCTCTTGTTTTTCAGTCCTCATAAGGATTTCCTATAAGCCCAAGGGTAGCGGCTAAACTTGCCGCTATACGATTTGGTGCAATGCTATCAGCATCAGACAAAATAGCGTTAAATAATGCCTCATCTTCTTTACTTAAAATTCCTTGTTCTGGTCGTGGTACTTTTGGTTTTGTTTTCTGCGATTCTTTAGCATTCTTCAGAGAAATACCCTCTCTTCCCTCTTTAGGTGGATTTTTGTATTTTGGTGTTAGTTTTCTAGCCAGTTTTTCTCCGGTCTTACCGCCAATACTTATCTCTCTGGTTCCGATTCCCACTATCGCATCAGCAGACCCCGGAATTTTTTGGCCGAATATATCCTGTTTATCCGTACCAAACATCTTCATAGTACCATTGTTCTTAACCTTGACTATAGCATTAAATCCACCCAAAAGATAGTCCCTTTTCCCTGCTGGAGAAAACTGAAAGAATACTCCATCAGTACCCTGACGAATTTTCATCGGAACTTTTGATTTCCATTCTGGATCGTACCTATCCAAAACTTCTAGCCACTCATCTGCGGTCTGCGGGTTGTGCTTGGCCTTCAATGATTTTAGTACAGATGCCTGCCTTGATTTACCTACATCACTTAGGGAGTCTCCTGCGGCCCTAATATTTTTCTTGTTTAAGAATATTACATCACTTGGGCCTTGAATTCTACCACCTGACAGACTTTTCTTAAAGCCCTCTGTCCATGCCTCGCGGGACATATCGTAGATCATTTCTGCGTCTACGTCATCAAACATATCACTGGCCAACTGTCGATCAAAGGGCATTTCATACCCAAACCGCCGTTCAGCATAAGGGCTAAATACTTGTGGTATTTTTCCCCCATGATTTGTCATCATCTTGGCGTGTAGTATGTTTTGGGCTACCTGACCGTCAATCTTTCTTATTGCATCACGCATAGCACTTTTGATTTCTTCGGTATATCCGCCTTCCTCCCCCAATTTTTTCAACTCATTATAATCATCTAAGTTTTTTCTAATGACTCTTTTGGTGGCTAAAGGGACTTTGCTTGCGCTATAGAGTTTTCTGGTAAGGTCAAGAGAACCTTCCTCAAAAGCCCTTCCAATGTTTAATGCAACACCGGGGGCTTTATTTCCGCTATAAAAGCCGGGAACGTAATTACGCATATTCATAACGTAATTCTTTATTAACTTGGGAAAGCCCATAATACCAAGGTCAAAACCCGCTGAAACAAAGTCCAAGAGGCCAACCTCTTCTGTGGGGCTAATACGCTTTCTAGTAGCGGTTGCCAGACCTCTAGGTACGATATCAAGCGCCCTGTTGACCCTTGGCCCCTCTGGCTCACGGCTAGCCTTAGAGGCAAAATCGTACAACAAATCTCCTATGGTATCCAACCCTCCCGATCTTGGTGGTGTTATTCCCCTAATGCCGTGATAAGGGTCTTGGGCTAAAGGTATCAGATTGGGCTGTGTCTCATTAACCATTTGCCCACCCGTTTTCTGATAGCCCTGTCGTGCTATATATTCCTCCAATAGCCCCCTCTGGTCATCTGCATACTGGCCTCCCATTCTCTCCTGTAATTGCTTTAGTAGTGTCTTAGCCATATATTAGAGAATTCTTATGAAGGGTAAAATGTCCTGATGGTGAGTGGGTACAATATAACGCTATTGCGCTAGAAAAAAAGGGGGTCGCCCCCGGTCAGCGCCACGCGCCCGCGCCACGCGCACATAAAGGTGGCTAGGCGAGCAGGGTTCAGTTGAGCAGTAGTCCAGAATCGGTGAATTTTATTTTTGCTATAGATAGTAGCAAGACTTTTAGTTACCATGCCATAGAATAACCTACTATAATAGTCTGGTATTATCAGCGGATGGTCTGAGAGAGTGTGTGAGTGTGTGTCAGGAACGTCATTAATTCCCTTTATACCCCTATCAAAACATTATCGAAAAAAAGTGTTGACACTGTGCCGAAAGTATGGATAATCCGCTTTGCTACTCAATCAATAGGAAAAAATCAAATGAAACGATCTATCGCAAGTCTTGTTGCAGACATTCTATTCTTCGGTGTTTCATACGGCGCTATCGCCCTCACAATCTACATAATCATAGGACTGTAATCATGCTAGAAACAATAATGGAAATTCTGGGCCTTGTTTTCGGTCTGCCCATGTTGGCAATGGGTATAATCGTTATAGGCGCTCTTTTAATATCGCCCTTTCTGAGGATCAAATAGTGGAAATTGACTATATCTATATTGACGAAAACGGCCTGAAAGTAACACGTTTAAAGCCACAAAAGACTGTTGAAGAATACCGCGCTCATAGTGGTGGCTTATTCGATGATGATCTGATAGAATCTATTGACGATTTAACGGGAGAATAATAATGCAAATCAAAATCAGCAAAATGAGCGGGAAATTACACGGCATTGGTGCGATTAACACCGATACAACCACCAATGAGTTTTGTATCCGCCAGAAAGAAACCGACACAATTTGCGGTAAATGCTACTCACACAAAATGCTTTCAACGTATCGCAAGTCTTGTGTACCAGCCTTTCAACACAATTCTAAACTCATGTCTGAATTGATAGACTGGGATTTATTACCGGTAATTAATCAAGCATATTTCCGCTTTAATGGTCATGGGGAATTAATCAACATGGCACACTTTCAAAACATCGTAAATATTGCGCGGAAAAATCCTCATTGTAACTTCGCATTGTGGACTAAAAGAGCGTCAATTGTTCGCCAGTTTAAA